GTAAACTAGCTGAGACACAACCTATTAGTGATCTTGAGATGCCGGCTTTTGTTAAGAGACATCCTAGTGCTAAGACTTTATTCTTGATGAAAACATTTATCGTCAAGCAAGTTAACTTTGTTTTCCAAAGATATATATCTGTCATCACAGATACCACAGGTCAGTTTACAGCAGCGGAAAAAGCAAAAGCTATCAAAGACTTTATGGTCTTAATGTTATTCTTCCAATTGATTGGTATACCTGTTGATGCGATCAAGGATTTGATTGCCGGTCGTGATATGTATAAGAACGATTACTTCTTTAATAGTTTATTCCGGATCGCCGGTATATCTAAATACAATACGTATGAGTTCCAAAGGAATCCTACTGAATTTGCTACAAGTTATTTCAGTCCTGTTACATTCCAAGTTCCTCTTGATATTTTAGGACAAGTTATGGCCATTAGTAATGATGATACTATGGCCGACCCGGATAGAATCATAACACTATTACCTTTCTCTGATCTATGGTACTATCGTTATGGTGCGGGTGTAGAAAGTCAGCAAAGAAAAGTTTATAGAAAAGGACAAGAAGGCGAGAAGCCTATAGACATAGAGTCCTTTCTTAACCTATAAAAAACCCCCACCGGAAACTCGTAAACCAGTGAGGGTTTTGGATAAGGCGAGGATTTAATAAGGTCTAATTCATACGTAAACCCGCTGAAGATTACTCGTTCAGCTTACCTCTATTATTATGAACATTACAACGGATGGCCCAAGTAGATAATGTCGGAGGCCATTTTATTGCAAAGGAAACCTACTTGTTTAAACTTCATATACTGTACATCTCGGTCATCAAGATCCGTGTAGTTCGGCACTAACTTATCTTGGAATTTGAAATCATAATTGTTCCCAAGTAATTTAGATACGTTCCAAATGTAAGCAGTCATATTGTGTTCAACAAGATAGATAAAAGATTTAGAATTATTAGAAGCGATTTCTTGATTTAAGTCAAGTTTTTCTTTCTCAATAATCCAAGTTTTAAAAAAAGATTTTCTACTTTTAAATTCAAAGAGGTAACTTTTATTTTCATAATCAAAGTAGCTGTATCTATCCTCGGCCTTGATGAGCCTATCCATATTAGGATAGGTTCTCATTAGGCCATCGGCAATCTCTTGTTCTGTCACAGGCGTACCCGATCTTCCTGTACTTGGCTCAAGAAGTATAACACTTCTTTGCGGAACAAGTCATCTTCTTTCAACGCCCTCTTAGTACGTATCAATGAATGGGTTACGCTTGATCTATCTCGTTTACCGATCTGTGCTATTTCTTGGTGGCTCTGTCCCAACCGGGATAGAACCCAAAAGTAAATGTCTCTTACTTTGATTAGTGTTCGTGTCCCACGTGGGGACTTGATCACGTCTTCGTGATCTACGCCATAATAGTTGGCAATGTTTTTTAGTATAGTTTGTATGTGCATTATTTGAATCTCCCTGTGCAGTGATAGAATTTTAAGTATCCTCCAACACCACGCTCTCCCTCTCGGTTCTTAGCTATGGTGTACTGAAGGTTTGTATGTGGTCCTTTGGCATCTGAGTCTTTAGCTCCCTCGATGTCTCCATTCTTGGGCCATAGTAAAAGGACAATGTCAGCATCGTTCTCGATGTCACCACTATCCTTGAGATCGTAGAGGCTAAGTCCGGTTTCCCGTTTAGCTCCCTCACGATTAACTTGTGAAAGAAGTATTACGCTTACGTTTAACTCAAGTGCTAGTTGTTTTACCTTATGAGATATGTCAGCTATGCCCTCGGCTTTACTGCTTGCTTTGGATCCCCAAGGTATAAGTTGTAAGTAATCAATGACTACTAACTTTACCCCGTGCTTCCGTACGTAGTGCCGGGCTTGACTGAGTACATCCTGTGGGCTTTTGACTGAGTGTATACTGTAAAGCGGAAGTCCACCTATCTTGTCAGCAGAATCGTTGACTTTCTGTAGATTGCTATCGCTGATAACACGCTCTTGTATTTGCCTCAGATTTGCCCCGGAGTTGACTTGAATCATCCGCTTGAGTATTTGCTTACGTGGCATCTCCAAAGAGAATATTAGGGTAGGTACAGCCTCTTCTAGCATAGCTTTCAAAGCTATATGTAATGCAAGTGCAGACTTGCCACAAGAAGTAGGTGCAGATAATGTTAATACCTCGCCGGCACCGATACCACCACTACCTAACATTGAATCAAGTTGTGGTAAATGTGTACGTACTACATCGCTAGTGAACTCACCATTCATCATAGCCTCGAACTCACCCTTGAGTGCTTCAGCTGTGTTCTTGGTGTCGCTCTTCTCGTCTTCGGCTTTGGCTACTCCGCTCAACAAATCTTCTACATCTGACTTTATCTGATCCGAAGTTTTGTTTTCCGCAGAGGCATCCTCGGCAGCTTGAATGTACGTTCTTCTTAATTTTCTTAGGTGTGATTTTTCTTTTACTAGTTCAGCGTAGTAGTTGAGTTGGACCGATGTACTTGACTGAGTTAGTATTTCTACTATATCGCCAACGCCACCAATCTCATCTAAACAATTCATCGATTTGAGATTCTCCATAATGGAGATCTCATCGATGGGTGTACCGCTTTCACTGAGGTTAGCTATGGATCTGAAGAGTAACTTGTTACTGTAATAGTAGAAGTCATCTTCGGTAATCCGGGAAGCAATTTTATCGTACCCGGATGAGTCGCCGTTTGCACAACAGCAAGCGATTAGTTTTTCTTCAGCTTCTTTATTCCGTGGCTCGACTAAGTCTATCATTTTCTTCTTGAAGTTGCTTAGTCAAAGCTCGGAGACACTGCCCTAGAAATTTAAATCGATCCCTTGTTTCCTGTGGAAGTTCTCGTGATTCGATTTCGTTGTATGCATTTAATGATACTTCAGTAGCTTCGTGTATTGTCTTTAACATAATGTGTTTTATAATTTAGAGTGATAGACTTCCCACCTCACCTTGAGATGGGGGGAAGTATTCTACCACATCTGTTCCTTAATTTTTGTTACGTTCTAGCATCCCTATGGCTATCAAGGAGTAACCTATCAAGTCCCTAAAGATGTCACGAGTGGTGTCGCCTTTTTCATTCAGCGATAGTTCACCATCTCGGCAGAATGCTTTGAGTCTTTGAAACTTATCTTGCATTCTTAGGGCTACGCCTACAAGGGGATCTATCCCAAACTCTTTTGATCCATCGAAGTTTTCAAATGGATTCGACTGAGCGTTGCCGCCGGTGTAGTCCGAGTTTTTTAGACGAGTGAGGCGGAGTATTTCATCCACCTCATCTTGTCTGAATTGATCCCACCAATCCTTATCGAAGTCCATCTTAGAATGGATCGCTGTCGTTGACTACAACTGAAGCGGGTTCTTTCGGTGAGGTATCAGTGACCTTTAGGTCAATAGCTATTGAGATATAAGGTGTACCTTTCTTGGATTGTTTCTTCCATCCTTTGACATAGTACTCCTTCTTATCTACTTCGCCCGTACCTGTGAAGTCCGGGTGAGTTTCTTTTTCTTTACGCTCATTCTTGAATAGAACAAAGCGGTTGTTGTTATCGTATTGATTTAGTTCGCTCATATTTTATATGGGTTATTGGTTAAAATAAATCCTCGTCATTGACGGGGGCTGATTTGGCGGCCTTGCCGTGAGTGTTGGTAGCATCGGGATCTTTTGTATCATCGATGCAGAAGAGGCCATTCAAGGCATACTTCCGTGCATAACTACTTGCTGATCCTGTGATCTGTGCATCGTCCATTCCTTTCTTGTTCTCTGCTTCACGAGCAAAGGCTGTGGTTTCTACCTCAGAGAATGGGTTGTGTGATACAAGACGAGCTGTTGCTTTTACATATACTCTGCCTCCTACCTCTACGATATTATCGCTGAGTGTAAGGTCACAGTTATGTTTCTGTAGGAGAGGCTTTACTGCTTCGAGTATGTCCTCTGCGGAGCGATAAGAGTATCCTCCGAATTTGTTTGTCTGACCCTTGGGAGCTTTCAGTTCCCCTTGAATCTGAACAAGTTGGTGTGTTTTTATATCTGTCATAATATTGTTTTAATAAATTCTTAAATAGTTTTACACGAGCGTTTATATTTTTGCAAGCATTTACTTCAGCATTTGTTGACCCTAACATCACTAGTACAAAACATTGGTCATCTTTTTTCAAGTTATTTTTGAATCTACTTGTAAGTTGGTTGAGTCCAACGGGGTGTAAAATCTTTGATGATGGTTGGCGGAGATACTTGGCTACATTTTCTAGCACATCGGGCAGTTCATTCGGATCTCCTTTACACATAGTTGTATATATATTTTCCATCTTACCTATAAGTGTGTTGGCCTGTCTACTTATCACGCCACGGATCTCACCACTGCGGTGGTCGTGGTCTACTACCCAATCATTAGTCTCCCGATTAAGTATCGGACACTTACTTGGTTCGTTTTCTTTTCGCCACTCGGCGAGTTTGTTTACGGGCAGATAAGTCACTTGCTCTTTTTCTCAGTAGCCTTGTTGTTCTCATTGGATTTTTTTCTAGTTGATGACCAATCTATTTCGTCATAGTTTTGGTCGTAAAGTTTTTGGTTGTATCCCTGTTTAGGTTGCATTCCTTTTCCCATATTAATCCTTATTTGGTAGTTCGTTTACTTCCAGTATTTGTATCCTGGCACCTTTCTTGGTCATAGCATACCCGTCTTTACTTGGCTTGCTTGAGCATACATAACTCAACGCTTGCTTCATATCTCTAGCCCACTTTACTTGATAGCCTCTGTGATCGGGTGGCATATCAAAGTGCTTGTAAATTATTTCATATCTGTTCATCGCTATATAATATTACAAATCCCTCTCCACCATTGACCCACATTACATTGTGGTCAATCCATTCTATGGCCTCATCAATAGTCATATCATCTGCACTTACAAAGTGTTCGATCATTCTCTCATATGAGTATACAAAATACCCTGTGTGAGTTGTTCCTATGATGGCGTAGTCAAGATCCTCGAATCGGATCGCATCATCCGCATAAGCGGACTCTTCATATAATTCTATGTTCGGATTTTCGTCACTCATTTTTTCATCCTCTTGTTCCAATATAATTTACAAGCGTATTTAAAATTCTCAATCCCTTTCTTCATCTCTTCGGGAGTCCATTCTCTGTGGTAGTGCTTGGTTGTGTCGCAGTCCACACATACAGTAATACATCTCGGTAAGTAATCTAACTTGTACTCTTTCATTACCATAAAGGATTCAATGGCCAACTGTTCGCAGTCTTTCGGGTAAGTCTTGGCCTTACCTTTGCAATTAGTTCTGCATTTGTAATCAGCTAAGAAAAGTTTGTCGTCCTCATCGTAGCCCATAAAGTCTATAGATCCCGCAGTCTTGATTGTGTGTGACCCGATGATATGTTCACAGGCCATTGGCTTAGTACCGCTCTCGTATATCCACTCTATAAATGGTTCAGCCCAAGGCTCATACGGATTCGGTTGTCGCACAAATGAAGCCCTCGATGGTTCATCGTATCCGCTACCTAAGTTTAGCCACTTATCGTTAACCATATCTTCAATACATTTGTGTACCGAAGTACCAAATTCAGATGATCCGATTGTGTCGCCCGTTACAGGGTGTTCACGAGTTCCGTATACTAAAGTCTCGATGTCTTGCCATACTAGATCGGGATGCTTTCGGGCAAGGTCTACCATCATTCGTGGTTTGTAAATTGAATCAAGGAAGTCATCCTTGATGATGCCTAATACAGTCGTGACTGAAGGGTAGGTCTTGTAGTTATTTTTTCTAGCTTGAGCGGGTGTGGTTACATCCTTTTCAAACTTGGGTTCGGAAGTACAATCGTAGAAATGAGCCATCACTAAATCTAGGACGGCTCACCCCACGATGTCAACACATTAATTATTATTATAGATCCTCATCCGTGATCTTATGGATGTGGTTAAAGTAATCTACAAACGAATCGACTTTGTCTCGATACATTTGACTGTAATCTAGGTGCTTGTTAAGCTCTCCGCTTATCTTGCTCCATAATAAATAGATGTCTCCATCCGCATCTACATTCCAATAGAGCATTGGTATCTCCGCTCCGAGGTAGCGTAGGTCATCTATGTATAGTTCAAACATATGTTCTTTCTGTTCTTTTGATGTCATTGGTTGTTCTATCATTGTATTAGTCTCCGTGTGGGTTGGTTGTTGTATAGTTAATTACTTGAACACGACCCTCG